GCAACAATGTAACCCTGAACACCGCCAGCAAGCGGGAGTGGGGAATGGTGGAGAAGTGGGGATACGATGCTCAGGGAGTTTGGGTCAAGGTAGGGATGCAACGGGCCATCATCCATCTCGAAACGAACGTTGCCCTGTCCGAACTCCGCGCGTCAAACGGCCGGACCGGGATTCTGCTGGACGACCTCCGGGAAGTCTTCAGTAGTGTCAAGTTCATCGGTGGCATAGGTGATTTGACAGCCATTTTCAAAGTGGGCCAGTAAATTGCTGATAGATTTACAGTAACGATCAACAATAAACAATATGAGCAACAATAAAGTCAGCGACGAAGTCATCGAGAAGATCCGCAAGTGCCTGAACCTCGCGCACGGACGCGGAGCGACCCAGGGCGAAATGGAAGCCGCTTTGGGCAAAGCCAAGGAGATCGCCATGCGTTATCACCTGGACATCGCGGGCATCTCGATGGAGGACAAGAGCGGGAAGAACAAGAGCGCCATCACCACGGACAAGGGCTCCGTGAAGATCCGCTCTAAGCACTTCCGCCCGTATCACCGGTATGTTTGCGCCACCCTGATGGAAGTGTTTGGCATCCGTGTCATCCGCTCCTGGCAGAGCTTCGTCTTCATCGGCGAGACGTTCGACGTGGCGGTTTGCGTGGCCCTGTTTCCCTGGCTGGAAGAAGCTTTCTGGGACTGCTACTGGCAGATCCGGAAGTCCTACGGCGAGACGGAGTATGTCGCGGGCACGGCGAACGGAGCCTACATGGGATTTTACAACGGCATCCTGGCAGCAAACAAGCGGGCCGAGGCATCCCTCTCCACAGCGGAGAAACAATCCTGGGCCCTCGTGGTCGTGGACAAGAACGCCCTCGTGGAGCAGCGGGTGAAGCAGGAATATCCCGAGCTGGGCAAGTCTCGCAAGTCTTCTATCCGCGCCTTTAACGACGGAGCCTACCACACGGGATACGCCAAGGGCAAGCAAGTGAACCTCCGCCAAGTCAACGGCGGGTCCGGCGCCACTGCCGTCCGCTAAAAGTTTTTGCAATCTGGGCTGGACCCGCCCGGCCCAGGTTGCTAACCTACATTATGAATCTAAGAAAGAAGAAACCACGGGCGGACGCTATGCTGGCGCAAGTGCAGGACTTGATCTACAAGCTGGCGTGGGACGCCTCCGCGCAATACGACTGGCCCTTCGACGAGTGCTTGCGGGAAGCTTACTGGCAGTTCATGAAGGCGTGGCAGTATTACGATCCCGCCAAGGGAGTTAAGTTCTCAACGTTCTACACTATGGTCTTCAAGTGGCAGATCAAGAGCCGCATCAAAGAGCTGGGCAAGCGCCATGCCCGGCTCCCGCAAATTCAATTCCAAGAGAACTTGCGTGGCGTGCTGAAGCTGAAGGCGCCCGCGGCCCGCAGTCCGTGCTTGGACGCGGTGGGCGACTTGTCGGCGGACGCCCGGGAGATCGTCCAGCTGCTCGTGGAGACTCCCGAGGAACTGCTCGAGGGTGTGCTCCACCCGCATTGGCTGCTCAACCGGGTTCAGCGGTTTTTGATCAACCACAAGGGATACAGCGGGCAGCGGTTCGGGCAAGCTATCGAGGAGATAGGCGCAGCCTTCCGCGAGGTGTGGGCTGATAATACAGTATGACAAAGCTATGAGGTCCGTAGTAATGAACAAGGAGGGAATCACCTTTCGACGTGGCGAGGCCATTCTTTTGTTAATCTCTTGGGATGACGAACGGGCTGGAACAGAAGTCCTAGCTATAGCACGGGACTGGATCAACCATGGGATTCTGCCAGTATGACAAAGCTGAAACCCTTCCAGCTGGAAGGAGCCCGGGCCATCTACAATTTTGGCGGCCGGGCTCTTTTGGCGGACGAGATGGGTCTAGGCAAAACTATTCAAGCCCTGTTCTGGGTGCACAAGATCCGCCACCGCCGGCCCGTCGTGATTGTGACGCCTGCGGGGCTGATGTGGATCTGGCATGCGGAGGCGGCGCTCCACTTTGGGATGCGGGTGGAAGTGCTGGAGGGAATGATGCCCGCCCGCCAGCGGACGCTGCCCGGGCCCGTGGTGATCGTCAGCTATGACACCCTCCCCAGCTGGCTGCCGGTGCTGACCGCTGCCCGCCCGCAATGCGTTATCTTCGACGAAGTCCACTACTGCAAGGAGAAATCCACCCTCCGCAGCAAAGCCGCGCTCAAGCTCGTCCGCGGAGCCGCCTCGGTGCTGGGCTTGTCCGGGACGCCTATCACCAACCGCCCGATAGAGCTGTGGAACGTCCTGCGGCTTATCCGCCCGGACATCTTCCCCGACTGGACGGTTTACGCCTGGCGCTACTGCAAGCCGCGCAAGACGCCTTGGGGTTGGAAGTATGACGGAGCGGAGCACCTGGGCGAGCTTCACCGCATCCTGCGGGAGGAATGCATGATCCGCCGGCTCAAGTCCAAGGTGATGACTGAGCTGCCCAGCAAACAACGGCGGGTGGTCGTGCTGAAGCTGCCCGCGGAAGGGCTCAAGGAGTATCAAAAGGCCCAAGACCACTTCCGGGAGTGGCTCCACAATCAAAGCCCGCTAAGGGCCCGTAGGGCGCGAAAGAGCATGGCTTTAGTGAAGGTGGGCTATCTGCTTCGCCTGGTCGCCCGCTTGAAGCTGGAGCTCATGGCCCGCTGGATTGCCCGGTTTCGCGAGGTGCATCCGGCGGGGAAGCTGGTCGCGCTGACGATGAACACTTTCGTGATCGACTATTTGGTGAAACGCTTTCCCACGGCAGTTATTGTCGATGGCCGCATCCGGGGACGCAAGCGGACCGAAGCCGTGCGGCGCTTTCAAAGCCACCGCTCCACCTGGCTCTTGGTAGGCAACTGGCGGGCCGCGGGTGTGGGCAACACGATGACCGCCGCCCAGGATATCGTCGCGCTGGACTATCCCTGGACCCCGGGCGACTTGTTACAAGGCGAAGACCGCATCCACCGCATCGGGCAGAAGCTGGAAGTGACCGCTCATTATTTGACGGCACGGGACACGGTGGAGGAGAAGCTGGTCAGCATGCTCCAGCGGAAAGCTGAGGTCCTGGGCTCCGTCTTAGATGGCGGAGAAGCATTCGATCCGTTAAATATATATGATGAGTTAATGAAACCAGAGAACTATTTATGATAAGACCCCGAAGCAGAATATCCCCGCTGCCGGCCGATCCCGGGAAACCGCGGCACAAGAAGACCCTGTTCGTGCAAGGCATCCCGGAGGATACCCACTCCGCTTTCAAGTCCGCTTGTGCGCGGCGGGGAGAGACGATGCGGGACGTCGTGATCAAGCTCGTGCGGGAGTTCGCCCAAAAGCATGTCGCATGACGCTCGTGGAAGTGCTCAAAGAAGCCCGCTTGGCCTATGCGGAGGAGGGACATCATCACCACGCCCGCCCCGGCTGGGTCCAGCTGCGCGACTGCCCGTGGTGCCATTCCCAGTCCTATCATCTCGGCATTAACCTCCGCTCGCGGGCATGCGCTTGCTGGCGCTGTGGAGCCCAGTCCAGCTATGCCACCCTCCTCAAGCTAGGTGTCGACCCTGCTCTCGTGCGCCAAGCCCTCGCCGGGCGCCAATGGAGCCGTCCGGGTATTGTAGCGCCGAGAAAGCTTAAAGAGCCGCGGGCTCGGGGCCCGCTATTGCCCGCCCACATCCGTTACTTGAAAGGGCGCCGGCTGGACCCGGAGGAGATCGCCCGGGCGTGGGACGTGCAAGGCATCGGACCCGACGGCGGACGCTTGTGCTGGCGCCTCTACATTCCGGTGCAAGCTCAAGGACAACGCGCCAGCTGGACGACCCGGGCCATCGGCGACTCCGCCCAACGCTACTTGTCAGCCTCCCCGGAGGAGAACGGCGGAACTAATATCAAGAATTTGGTTTACGGGCTGGACGAATGCCTCCTCTCCGCCGTCGTGGTGGAGGGGCCCGTAGACGCTTGGAAGGTGGGTCCCGGAGCCACCGCCCTCTTTGGAACTGCATTCACACCCGCCCAAGTGGAGCAGCTGGCCGCTATTCCCTACCGCTTCATCTGTTTTGACAATGAGCCGCAAGCGCAACGCAAGGCCATGGAGCTCTGCCGCACGCTCGCGCTATTCCCGGGCGAAACCAGCAACATTATTTTAGACGCGGCGGACCCCGGGGAAGCGACCTCCGCCGAGATCGCTTTGCTGCGGAAAACCGCCCGCCTTTAATGGGGATGGACTTGCTCAGCTTCATCTCTTAGTTTTACACTGTGAAAAAGCTCAATTTACGTTTCCTATTAGACTGGTATGACGCTTGGCTGCGCGAGTCCGAATCTAGCAAGGTGGCTGCCGCCCTAGAGATCAGCAATCAAGTTCTCCACAAGCGCCTGGCCGCCTATCCGGAATTGCAGGAGGCGAAAGCCCTGGCCGACGAACGGCGGGGAAAGCAAGACACGTTTGTCGGATACGTCTATCAGCAGCTATCACCCAAGTCGAAAGCTTTGTGGGATCAACTCGCCTTTTGGAACGACTCCGAACATGCCTACGAAAAGATAGAAAGCATCCTTAAAGGCCAAACCCGCGAGCTGCGCCAAGAGCTGTGGATTCACGCCCTGTGCACTAGCAATTTTAACCTCTCCACCGCGTGCCGCTTAGTCGGTGTTACCCGGGCGGTGTTGGAGGACTGGCGCAAGGATCTCGCCTTCCGCCAAATGATTGAGGAAATCCAGTGGCACAAAAAGAACTTTTTCGAGCACGCCCTTATGGATTTGGTGGACCAGCGCCACCCGGGAGCCGTGCTCTTTGTAAACCGGACTGTTAATGCGGACCGCGGGTATGGGGAGAAGCTAGAGGTGGAGCATAGCGGCAGCGTCGGCACGGGCTTTAGCCTGGAGGATCTGGACTTGCCCTTAAACACCCGCCTGGAAATCCTGGCCGCCATCCGCAAGCGCAAGGAACAGGCCGCAAACTCGCCTATCGACGTGGAAGCGGTTCCGGCGGAGCGGATGCTTTCAATCAACGGAAATGGGAGAACATAAAGCATATGAATAAAACGGTTGTGCTATTGTCCGGCGGGATGGATTCAACCGTCCTCGCCCACTATCTCAAAGTCTTGGGAGACGAGCTCCGCGCCATCTCCTTCAATTACGGCCAGCGCCACAGCCGGGAGCTCGCGAGTGCCCGGGACCAAGCAGGCTTGCTCGGCATCCCTTATTGCGAGGTGGATTTGCACTCGCTCGCGGAAGTGCTGCCCGGCAGCTCGCAGACGGACCTCTCCGTTCCCGTGCCTACGGGCCATTACACCCAGGAGAATATGAAGGCGACGGTTGTCCCCAATAGGAATATGATCCTCCTCGCTGTAGCGATCGGGCACGCCATCGCGCACGGGTGCGACTCCGTGGCCTATGCTGCGCACGCGGGCGACCACGCTATTTACCCGGACTGCCGGCCCGTCTTCGCGGACGCCATGCAGGCTGCGGCGCTCCTATGCGACTACAAAGCAATTGAGCTCAAACGTCCGTTCATCTCCAAGACCAAGACGGACATCGTGACGATTGGGTGCAAGCTGGAAGTTTCGTTCGAGAATACCTGGTCCTGCTACGAGGGCCGGGATCTTCACTGCGGAGCCTGCGGGACGTGCATCGAACGCCGTGAAGCCTTCTGGCTGGCACGGGTCG